AGGAGGATAAAATGGATATAGAAGATTATATCGAGAAAATAGTTTATAATGGTAAACAAGAAGATATGGAAAGGTTATCTGAAATATTAGATGATTTAATGGAAACAGTAAAACAATATGATGAAAATTGTTATAAAGAATATGCAATAGAGCTATATAAAATGGCTTATGGAAATCATTTAAATAGAGAAATAGCGGAAGAAATAGTAAAAGAAATGCGACCAGCAGGAATGCGATGGAGTTTTGATGAAACAAGAAATATACAAAATCAAAGAGGGTTAAGTAATATACCAGAAGCAGACTTTTTTACAGTAATTAATTCAGCATATAATGATTATAAAAATATGTTTGGAGAAGATATAGAAAGTTATGTAAGATTTACTTTAGATTTCTTAGAAGATGAAGATGCTAAAGCAGATAAAGTAACTAATTATTTCTTGTAATACCATTAAGAAAGGAGAATAAAATATGAATGAGATGAGTACAAATAACAGAGATTACGATAACAGAGATTATAGAAATTATAGGGAAGATTATAGAAATTATAGGGACTATGACAACAGAGATTACGACAATAGATACTATGATGAAGCTATGCACGGATATAGGAATTATAGAGAAGATTACAGAGATGAAGATTACAGAAAAAGAGATTATGATCGTAGAGGCGGAAAAATAAATTACAGAGATTATAGAAATTATCGTAATTATCGTGGAGATTATCATGAAGAACTTGAAATAGCTATGGAAGATATGAGAGAACAATACAGAAAACTAGAGGATATATCTGAAATGATGACAAATCCACAAGACAAAAATATGCTTATGAAAATAGCACAAAAAGAAAAAGAAAACTATAATTATATTAAACAATTGGCAGAAAAATAATATGAAAGAAATATGTAATTTTACAATTAACAATAAAGTCTATACAATATATGATGTTGATAAAATAACAGGGCTAGATAGTTATGTAGGAAGGTCTGATTATATAAGCACAGATATTTACATAGAATATAATACACCAGAGCAAATGCTACTTACATTAAAACACGAACTTATGCACGTTTGGTTATATGAAAATGGACATAAAAATCAAGATGGTAAAGAAATATTTGATTATGAAGATTTGTGCGAATTAACAGCACTTTCTAACAATTCAATTAATAAAATTGTAAATTTATATTTACAAAGCAAAGGCATAATGTTATAATAAATATACTTCTTCAAAAGTGTATTTGCACCACTATTTGTAAGAGGGAGTTTTAACAACAAAATAAACGCAAAGTCTTTTTAGATATAGCGTTTATTTTTTTTATATGATATAATAAAAATGGGAGGTAAAGAGATATGGAAACAAGCTATATTGTTGGAATAATTACAGTTATAGTTACATTAATTGCAGGAGAAATAACTAAAAAATATCCTAATATAGACAAAAAGAAAGTTATACCAGTACAAAATATGATTATTGGCATATTAGTGGCAATAGCTATGTGGATAATAACAAAAGATTTTAATGTTGCAATAGCAGGAAGTGGACTTTTTGCAGGTGGAATATATGACTTATTAAGTAATTTTAAGGAATTAAAGGGGGAAGAATAATGGAAGAAGAACAAACATTAGTTAATGAAGATCCATTAGAAGTTTTAGTAGAGGAAGGAGTTGTTGAAAATGGAGATGAGAACTAGTTGTCCAAATAATAACAACTACTATATTAGACAGGCTAATGGGGGCTGGAATGGAGCAATACAAGGTAAACCTACAAAAGCAGGTGCAAACGTACTTTCAAACTGTGTTCGGCTATGCTAATCGGAAGATTTGCAGAGATTATAGGTAAAGACAAAATAGAATATCAAATGACTTGTAATGCTTCTGGATTTATTATAAGAGCTCCTAGAGATTATAACTTACAATTAGCACCTTATCCAACTTTAGGCGGAATAATGTGCTGGGAAGGTGGAAAAAATAACTGTGGACACGTAGCAATAGTAGAACGTATAGATAGTGGTAATAAAATATATACAAGTGAAAGTTGTTATGGAGGAAGTGCTTTTTATAATGCAGTAAGAACTAACGATAACGGAAGATGGGGAATGGGAAGCTCTTATAAATTCCAAGCTTGTATTATAAATCCAGCAATAGGAGATGTGCATTGGGAAGATCCTACAACAAATACAATGTATGTAAATACAGCTTCTGCTCCTCTTAATGTAAGAGAAAATGATAATTGGGGTAAAGTAATAGGACAATTACCTAGAGGAACAAAAGTAAATGTAATTGAGAAATCAGGCAACTGGAGTAAAATTGATGATCCGATGAATGGTTGGGTATCAACACAATATTTATCAGATAAAAAGCCAGTAAATAGAAACACAGTAGGAGAATATAGATATTTAAAAGCTGATTGTAAATTATGGAGTAATCCAAGTTTAACTGGTACATATTATAGCTATTTAAAAGGAACTAAAGTAAAAATATTAGAAAATGTAAATGATGAAGTTGACAAAATAAATGTTCCAGCAACAGGAAGAACAGCATATATAAATATAGCATGGTATAGATAGGAGGATAAAATGAAATTTATAATAAATGACACAAACTTAAAAATAAAAGACTATGATCAGCCTAATTCTGGAAGTATTAATGATTATTTAATAGATATAGAATTTAGCAATGAATGGAATAATTTAAACAAAGTTGCTAGAATTATTATAGATAAACAAAACGAAGGAATAGAAAGAGCTGTAATCAATAATCAAGTATATATAGATATGGAAAAACAACATAGATATACAATAGGATTTATTGGATATACAGTAGAATATAATTTAACAGGAGATACAGAGATAGACACAAATAAAACATATTATACAAGAAGCGGAGAAGAAGGAGCTTATATATATACAAAAGTTGAAAATCCAGTAGTAGCAGACATAGGAACATATTATGAAGAAACAAAAACATATCAAAAATCAACAAATTTAGTTGCTATTAGTTATCATAAAGGAGCTGGAGAAGTAGAAACAAAAAAACAAGATATACCAACTCAAAGTGAGTGGGAAACTTATGTATCACAAATACAAAACATGGTAGATGGATTAGATACAAGAATAGATAATCTTAAATATTCAGATCTAACTAATGATAACTATACAGTGCAAGATGAAAATTATGTACATACAGATAATAACTTTACTGATACATATAAAGGTAATGTAGATAGTAATACAGCTGCAAGACATACACATTCTAATAAATCTGTACTAGATGGAATAAGTTCAAGTGATATATCTAACTGGAATGGTAAAAGTGATTTTAGTGGAAGCTATAATGATTTAACTGATAAGCCTACGATTCCAGATGAATTAAGTGATTTATCAGATGACAGTACACACAGACTAGTAACAGATACAGAAAAATCAACATGGAATGCTAAAGCTGATACAAGTGATATTCCAGATGTATCAAACTTTATAACAAATACAGTAGACAATTTAACAAATTATTATAAGAAAAATGAAACATATACACAAGCAGAAGTAAATAGTTTAATAGGTGCAGTATCAGGAATAAGTATAGAAGTAGTACAAACACTTCCAACACAAGATATATCAACAAGTACGATATATTTAGTACCAAAAACAGCAGCAACTAACGATAATTACGATGAATATATTTATGTATCAAATAGTTGGGAGCATATAGGAAGTACAGATGTAGATTTAAGTGGTTATCAAACAAAAATAGATAGTACTCATAAATTATTAAGTGATTTAGTAGATGATACAAGTCAAACTAATTTATTTGTAACAAGTACAGAAAAATCTACATGGAGTGCAAAATATGATAAACCTAGTGGAGGAATACCAAGTACAGATTTATCAAGTGCTGTTCAGACAAGTTTAGGCAAAGCAGATAGTGCCATTCAAGATATAAGCGGAAAACTAGATACAAGTAAAGTAAAAAATGAAGCTTCTACAACAGCAGGAGATACATACGATGTAAGATATATTAATTCACTAGTAGGGGATATAGAGACCCTATTAAGTGCAATATAGGGGGGTGGAATAGATGTCAATAAGTTCAGAAATCACAAGAATTAGTAACGCAAAAGCCACCCTTAAAACAAAATTAAACGGAATAAACAAATCAACAGACCAGATAACAGACGAAACATTAGATGAATATGGAGATTATGTAGATACAGTATCAAGTAATATATCAACAGCAATAAGCACATTGAATACAGATTTATCAGGCGATTCAGTATACAAAATGATAGCAGTAGGAAAAGGAAATAATGTAACATTAACAGATACAGAAGAAGAGCCTCTAGATGATTTTAAGATATTAGGAAGAACTGTGCAAGATGGAACACCAAGTCCAAGTAGTCCTGTAGCAATAGAAAATGTAGGAGGGAAAAATGTAGTATATAATAATTGGGCGCAAGATTTTGTAAATAGAATTAATAATACATCTAAGGCTAAATTAGCAACTTATGATAATAAGAATTGCGTATATTGGACAGCTTCAGCAGGTTATAACGATTATGACAACAAATATATGTTCAAAATAAATTGGAAAGCTAATACTAATTATTTAATTAGTTTTGATATTTATAGTTCAACTCAATTTATTAATTTAGATTTATATTATACAGATGGAACACAAATATCTCCTAGAACAACAGCAAATACATGGACACACATAGAAATAACATCAGACCCTACAAAAATAATAAAAGATATTAGACCTCATTATTATGATGGAAATTGTTATATAAATTTAGATACATTCAAAGTAATAGAAGAATATACAGTACAAATAAAAAGAACAGATGGAACATCAGAAGAAACATATGATTTTCCTTTAGGAAATACTCCATTAATGCAAGGAGATTATATAGATAAATTAGGAGTACATCATACAAGAACACAAACAACAAAAAGTGGTTCTTCTGTTACTTTGTCAGATGCCAAAGCTTATGGAGCTTATGTGTCTACACATAAAGTCGCAGGAAATTTAGCTAATAAAACATTATCATTTGACAGCTCTGTAACAAATGCAATAATAGAATACGAATTAGCAACTCCAACATTTACCCCGCTTACTTCAGCTCAACAAACAGTATTTGATGAAATTCTCCAAGATGGTACATACGAAGTAGTAACCACCTACACAGGCTATGGAAACCTAGCACCAGATATGGAAATAAATTATCATAAAGATTTACAACCTAGATTAAGTCAAACTATAGAAGATGTAACAGATATATTAGGGTAATTATATTAATTAAGAATAAAAAAGGCTTAAAATTGATTCTCATTGATTTAAGCATCATTATTGACTAGGGTATTATCCCTAGTCTTTTTTTATTTGTATTTAGTTGACATAATGTTGCTTTCGTGTTAAAATATTTGATTAAAGGAGGTTAATATGAAAGTAATCAATATGAATGAGCTTAATTATGACATGATTGATGATATTTATATTAAATTGTTGCCATGTGAATTAGAATTATTAATAAGGGGGATGGAAGCATATATGTTTATATTTCATAATATATATAGTCAACATGACGATTCTGATGAAGCATGGACTAGGGATTATATTGCAATGAATTTGTACAATAAATTAATTAAACAAAATAAACCAGATTTTAGAACAGGATATGAAGTTTACGAGAATTGTAAAAGACACGCAAATGCAAGTAAGAGAACGGTTTGGCAACATTCTAAAAATTATTATAAAAAAATTGCATAAAAGTATTGACAAGTAATTTTATATGATATAAGATAGGGGTATCAAAAGTAAATTGCTTGTTATTTTTTAAAATGTAACATTGCGCAAAATCAAAGAATTATGTGTAAAATTTTGTAATATTTTGTCATAATTAAAAAATAAAACAAGCAATTAAAAGATTGCTTGTTTTTTATATGCAAGAGAAAGGAGAAAAAAATGCAAATTAATTTAAGACAGATACCAGTAACAGCTAAAATATTTAGAAATTACTTTATGAGTATACCAGTAGACTTTAGAAAGAGCTTAGGGTGGAAAGAAGGAGATACTCTAGAAATTTTTGGAATACCAGAGGGGATTTTTATTAGGAAAAAGGAGGAAAATAAATGAATGATGAACAAAAGATAGAAGTGTTTAAAATTATATTAGGTTTTATAGGAACGACATTAATGTACACAATAATATTTGCAATATATTTATTTAAGTAGAAAGGAGGGAAATCTTATGTTTTTTAGAAAAGCTAAAAAAATAGAACAATTAAAAAGAACAGTAAATTGTTTAAAAGAAGTAATCAATAGTTTAGAAGAAGAAAATCAATACTATAAAACAAGATTATTTGATATAGAACTTAAAAAGAAAAGAGCTGGGAGACCTAGAAAGTCAACCAAACTCTAATTTAGTAATTGCTTGTATTATTCAATACAATGCAATTGTATCAGAAAATGGAGGGAATGTCAAGTGGAAATTTTAAATACAAAAACAAGATATGATTTATTTCATAATATCAAGTTAAACACACATAAACAAGGCGAAATAACATTAACAGCAGATGAAGCGTTAGATGTAGCTTATGCAATAGTGGATAGCTATGGATTAGATTACAAGATATTAGATAAATTACAGACAGCTTATGAAGAAGATAAAGGTTATTATGCAAGTGACAATATAGATTAGGAGAAAATTATGGAATATGAAGAAAAATTAAAAACAATGACAGAAGAACAATTAATTTATGAAAGAGCAATTTTATTAAAACAATATACAACAATTAAAAAACAATTAGCTCAATATGACGATGAGTGTAAAAGGAGGTTAAATAGTAAATGTTCAGGGATTTAAAAGCAGAAGAAATAGATTGCAGAATAGCAACAGTTAAAGAAAATGGATTAAGTTTATTATTATACAAAGATGCTCGTGTGGATATGGATATTTTAGATGAAACAGTAGGAAATATGAATTGGAAAAGAAGTCACACAAGAGATAATGCAAATTGTATTATAGAAATTTGGGATAAAGATAAAAACCAATGGATTAGCAAAGAAGATACAGGAACAGAAAGCTTTACAGAAAAAGAAAAAGGATTAGCAAGTGATAGTTTTAAAAGGGCAGGATTTAATTGGGGGATAGGTAGAGAACTATACACAGCACCATTTATCTGGATAAAAGCAGAAGATTGTTTAATCAAAGAAAGTGGCAGAAAAGACAGTTATGGAAATCCTATATATACAAGTAATGACAAGTTTTATGTAGAAGCAATACAAATAACAGATAAAGTAATAACAGGTTTAGCAATAAAAAATCTAAGAACAGGGAAAAGAGTTTTTGTATATAAGAAAGGAGAATGATAATGGAAAAATCAATAGGAGCTTTATGGATACAAACAGGTGAAAAGGGAGAATATTGGAAAGGCAATATAGAAATAGATGGCAAAAAACAAAATGTAATTGTCTTTAAGAATAACTATAAAAAGATAATCAACCAGATTTAAGAATTTATGAAACAAAACAAAAAGAAGAAAAACAAGAAGTAATACAAGCAGATGATAGCGATTTATTGCCATTTTAGGAGGCATATATGGATTTATACGAAGAAATAACAAGATTAATTAAAGAACTTGATTTATCTGTAAGACAGTTAAGAAAAAGTGGAACAGAATATGCACAAACAGAACATGATTATAAAGTATGTTTAAGGCAAGAAGCATTAAAACTAAGAGCAGATGAAAATATGCCTGTAACATTAATAAATCAAATAATATATGGTGTTCCAGAAGTTGCAAGATTGCGTTTTGAGCGTGATGTAAAAGAAGCAGTATATGAAGCTAATAAAGAAGCTATAAACAGTATAAAACTTAAATTAAGAATACTAGAAGGACAAATAAATAGAGAGTGGAGCGTAGCTAAATGACAGATAAACAAGTATATCAAAAAACATACGATTTATTTAATGGATTATGTGCAATATGTGGTAGTAATCAAATTCACATGCATCACATAAGATTTGGCGGATTATACGGAGGAAGAAAAACCTATATGGGAAATGTAATTCCTCTGTGTGAAAAACACCATAGGCTAGTACATACTAATAAGAATTACTACATGCCAAAATTAATAGAAATTATAGATAAAAAGATGAATTAATTTTACGAAAGGAGAAATTATGGACGGCTGGATTAAAATACACAGAAAAATATTAGAATGGGAATGGTATGACGATATTAATACAAAAGTATTGTTCTGGCATTTATTGTTAACAGCTAACCATAAAGATAAAAAATGGAGAGGACAAACTATAAAAAGAGGACAAAGGTTAACTTCGTTAGAGCATTTAGCTAAAGAAGTTGGTTTAACAGTTCAACAAACAAGAACTTCATTAAATAAGCTAAAATCAACAAGCGAAATAACAATCAAATCAACAAACAAATTTACTGTTGTAACTATTGAAAAATATAGTGATTACCAGATTAATGAAAAAGAAAATAACAAGCAAAATAACAAGCGGGATAACAAACGAACAACAAACAAATAACAAACAAATAACAACAAACAAGAATGATAAGAATGATAAGAATGATAAGAATGATAAGAATGAAGAAGAAGTAGAAGAAGTAAAAGAAGAAATTGAACAACAGCTACAAAAAAAATTTATTAGTTGCACTAATTCAATAAATCCAAATGCGTTAGAAGAATGTATAAGCTATTTAGATGATTTGCCGTATGAAGTCATAGAAAAGGCTTTATTAAAAGCGTCCGAAAAAGACGGACGGTTGGAAATATGCAAAAACTATATTACAAAGCTGGTTAAAAGCAGGAATTAAAACGTTAGAGCAAGTAGAAGCAGAAGAAAGAAATTTTAAACAAAGAGATAAGCCAAAAGATGGAGGTTTAGAAGCATGGTTAAAGAAAAAGGAGGAAGAGGAAAGAAATGCAGTTTAAGGAATTTTCAGAATATATAAATCAAATACAAAATATTTATGGACAAAAACTAACAGAAACAGAAGTTGATATATGGTATGAGAATCTTAAATTTATGAGTGTAGAAAGATTTAATTACATACTTTCAGAGATCTACAAAACAAATAAATTTAAACCTACACTAGCAGACATATTACAAAAACACAGAGAAATACCATATACCGAAGATAAAGAAGAAGTAAAAGAACAATGCAATAAGTGTAATGGAACAGGGTATGTATTTTATACCAAGATGGTTGAGGGTAAACCTTATCAATATGCAGCAGTATGTGATTGCGGAAGACAAAAAAGATACGATGGCAGAAAAGTAGAAGATGCAAAAAACAGAAGTGATTACTATATACCAACAGTAGCAGAAACAGGGTTAGACATAAAAGAGAATAGACCATCTAACGAAGAGATAGTTAAGAGTATGAAAATATTAGCAAATAGCCCAATAGTAAGCGAAGATATAAAAAATATAATTAGAGAAAATTTTAGAAAGAGAGTACACAAATAATTTTATGGAGATTTGGAAAGATATTAAAGATTTTGAAGGTAAATATCAAGTTAGCAACATGGGAAAAGTAAAATCTTTAAATTATAACAATACATGTAAAGAGAAAATACTTGCCCCAAAAATTAAAAAAAATAATGGATTATTAGAAATAACACTAAATAAAAAAGATAAACATTATTATTTTATGTTGAATAGAATTGTTATAGAAACATTTACTGAAAAAAAATTAAATAAAAATGATGTAGTTATGTATAAAGATAAAGATAAAACAAATTGTAGTTTACAAAATTTATATATAATAACAAGAGGTAAAAGACAAGAAATAACATATGATTCAGATAAAAGATATAGACCAAAGTATGAATATTACGGAGAAATATTATCAACAAAAGAGATTTCTGAAAAAACAGGAATTAAAGCCAAAAGAATAAGAGATAGGGTTAAAAGATCATATTGGAATATATATGAAGCGGCTGAAATACCTGTAGCAATTTTAAAAAAATAAAGGAGAATAAAATGAAAGTAAATTTTAGATATGATACAGAAAGAAACACAGAATATAAACAAAGAATGGCAGAATTGATAGAAACTATTTTAGAGATGAATTATGGAGAAACAATAGGATTTAATAAATGTGCAAGTATATTACATTACAATATTGAAGATGAACATGAAAAAAGAAAATTTAGAAGTACAATGAGCAGGGTAAGAAATTTTTTAATTGATTATGGTTATGTTTTAAAAAATATTACAGGAGTTGGTTTTTATATATTAAAACCAAAACAAATAAGTGGATATTGTTATCACACATATATAAGAAATACAGAAAATTTACTAAACAAAAGTAGTAGAATATTAAGGCATGTTGAGCAAAATGAGTTATCGGGAATTAGAAAAGAAGAGTATCATAATGTGTGTGATTTAAACAAAGATGTAATAAATGCAATTGATACAACAATTGAAAAAAGCCAATATTGGAACAATAAAAAATATTATGACAATTTAGAAGATTAATTGATATGGATGAAATTGGTTAATAATAAATGCAATAGTATTAATAATTTTGGTTTAGGGGGCACTTATGACTTGTGAAGAATTTATAAGGAATAATTTATGTTTAGGCTGTACATTAGCAGAATTAAATGAAAATGCAGATTTTTGTGCATATAGAGATAAGCCAGAAGAACAAATGAAAATGGAGGGATTAGATGAAAAAAGCTATGATTAATTATATGAAGCAAGAAAAGAATGATGAGTTATATACCCCGAGAGAAGCAATATATCCAATATTAAAGTATTTAGAAAAAGATAAGATATATTGGGAATGTACTGATTATGGAGAAAGTAATATTTCAAAAGTTTTAGTAGAAAATGGTTTTAAAGTGATTGCAACTAGGAAAGAAGAATTTGATTTTTTAAAAGATGACGCATTGTTTAAATATGACGTAATAATAACAAATCCACCATACAGCACAAAAGACAAGTTTATAAAAAGATGTTATGAGTTAGAAAAGCCTTTTATGTTATTACTACCATTAACTGCATTAGAAGGAAAGCAGAGAAATGAATTATATAAAAAATATGGAATTGAATTAATTATATTAAATAAAAGAATAAATTTTATGAAAGATAAAAAGAATGTGTGGTTTAATACAAGCTGGTTTTGTAGGGGGATAGCTGATAAACAATTAAATTTTGAAAAAGTGGAGGGTACACATGAATAAATATAGAAACCAAGAAACAGTAGTAGATGGGATAAAATTTCAAAGTAAAAAAGAAGCAAATAGATATTGCGAACTTAAGTTATTAGAAAAAGCAAAAGAAATAGAAGAGTTAAAATTGCAACCTAAATTTGTATTGCAAGAAGGTTTTAAAAAAGATGGAGTTACATATAGACCTATTACATACATAGCTGATTTTTCTTATATTTATAAAAGCAGGATAGTAGTAGAAGATGTAAAGTCAGAAGCAACCATAACACCAGTTTTTAAATTAAAACAGAAATTGTTTGAATACAATTATCCATATATGAAATTAGAATTAATTAAATAAAGGAGAAACAAATGAGCAGTAATAAAAACGCAAGAAAAGCATTAGAAGATATATACGGAAAAAAAGATATGTTTGTAGAAGCTCAAATAGAGGCACAAATAGATGAGATAAACTTAACGAGAAAGAAAAAAATAAAAACATACAGAGAATATAAAGAGCAATGCAGATACACAAACAGTAAAAGAAGATCATTAGAGAAAATGCTTTCATTTCATCATTTAAGGCACAAAAGTAATGGAGGAAAAGCAGAAGCAGAAAATGGAGCTTTATTATCGGCTTTGCCACATAGTTATTTACACAGTTTACCAAGAGATGATGAAGAAATAATAAACGATATGTTAAGGGAGTACAAAGCAAATTTTGATGTAAATTGTGTAAGCCTAAAGGTTACACCTAAAGCTATTGAAATAGAGCCATTACAAGAAGATGAAGAACTAATTGAACTCCCAGAAGAAATACAAAGAGGTTATATAGAACTAGAGACTATGACACCAGAAGAACAAGCAAAGTATGAAGAATATAAAAAGCAAAGAGTACAAAGTCAATATAAGAAATTTAAATATAATTCAGCATTAGATACAAGAATAGAAAGACCAAAAATTGAAATAGACAAAGAATGGCAACATGAAATATTTTTAGATAATTTAGATGAAATTAGATATTAGGAGGTAACAAATGGATGTTAAAAAATTTGAAGAAGTAGATTATATAGTAGTAAAAGATAGTATAAATAGAGATTTTAAAAGACTATCAAAAGTATCAATCGCAATGACAATAATAGCATTAATATTGAGTATAGCTTGTATGAAGTTAGGCGTAGAAAATGAAGAATTAAAGATAGAGAATGAAGAATTGAGAAAAGTAATAGAAATAAAGAATAGCCAAATAAGTGATTTAGAAGAAGATAATATGAAGTTATAGGAGATGATTAAATGAGAGATATATTTGATGTTTTAGAACAAATGAAAAAATTATCTAATAATGAAAATTATATAAAGGAAATTGAAAAAATCAATTATTCAATAAGGTGGAAAGCTCCAGAAGATATGTGGAACTATGTATATGATGCATTTATTACAAATTATATTCCACCAAAAACAGATTTAGATTATGAAATATTATCAATATGGACAACAAAATCTATTAATGAGTTAAAAGGATTGGAGGATTAAATGGAAGAAGAATGGAAAGATATAAAACGGATATGAAGGACTATACCAGATTAGTAATTTAGGCAAAGTAAAAAGTTTAAAATATAGGCGACAAAAGGAAAATGATAGTACTACATCAGCACACATAATGAAACCTTCAAAACATAAAGACGGATATTTTATGTTGGTATTAACAAGAAAATATAATCGAAAATTAAAGTATATTCATAGATTAGTGGCTGAAACATTTATACCAAACTTAAACAATTTATTAGAAGTTAACCATATAGACGGCAATAAACAAAATAACAGAGTTGATAATTTGGAATGGTGTACTAGATTAGAAAATATAAAACACATATATAAAACAGGATTAAAGAAAACTGGTAAATATTCATATAATGCAAGACCAGTATGCCAATATAGTTTAGATAACAAATTTATTAAAAGATTTGACACTCAAATAGAAGCGAGTAAAAATACTGGAGTAAGACAAGCAGAAATTTCAAAATGTTGTAGAAGATTAAGAAATAAGGCAGGAGATTACATTTGGAAATATGCAGAAGAACTTTTAGATTAGGAGGTATACAAATGATAAATAAAGAAGAAATAGAAATGGCAAAAGAACAATTAATAAGTTTGAGAGAAAATGCAAAAGCGAATATAGATACAGATGAAATATTTAAATTAGATTATGAAGCAATAACTACAATTCTACAATACATATCAGAACTAGAAGCAAACTGCTATGAACAAAATAATATTATTAATAATTATATAGAGATAGAAAAAGAACATCAAAAAATAAATGGAGAATTACAAGAAAAATTAACTAAATTAGAAAAAGAAAATAAACGATTAAATGAAATAATAGAAGGTAAAAGTATTCAAGAACTTGGTATGAGCGATATATATAAGGAGGACTAAAGATGATAAAAGTAAAATGTGATATATGCGGTAAAGAAGATTTGAATATAAATACATTAGTGTTAATTAGAAAAAAGATAGATTATTGCAACAATAGGAAATGTATTAGACAAGCAATTAAGATTAGAAAAGAGTTAGAGAAGGAAAAAGAAACACAGGAAAATATGTTTATGTCAGCATTAAGAAACAAAGAAAAAGAATTAATGAAAAAGATTTAACAAAGGAGGAATATGTATGCCTACATATAGCACAGAGGAAATGAGAAAATTATATAATATAATAGAAAGCAAAATAGATGATAAAGATAAAGAAGTATTTCAAAGTATAATGGCAAAGTATAATGGCATTGTAAGAGTAGCTATAAGACAAAAAGAATACATAGAAAAACATGAACAAGAATATGTAGACAATATGAATCAGAATCACAAATTAATAGAAAAGAATAGATTGTTAGAAGAAAAAATAGATAAACTATTAATTATAAAAAAATGTATGCAAGAAGAATTGAGGGAGAAAAATGCGATATTAAGAAAACTAAATATTAAAGTATAGAGGTACAAAAGCTATGGAAGAAGTTATAAAAGAAAACTTTTGTAAGTATTGTATAAACCATAAAAAGAACTGTATTAAGATTCAAATAATTACTAAAAAAGATATAAAAATATATAAGTGTGTTAATTATCGACAAAAAGACAAAAAATGAGAAACAACAATTTTGAACTATTGTTTGAAATTTAGTTTTATGGTATAATAATTAATGTAAGATAGCTATTAACAATACTAGATAAGTTAATATATTTCATATAATACAATTTCCAATATAACCTACTATAATAACCACCTAATATTGGTTTTTAGTGCCATTCTAGTTAGGCACAGCAGCATACAGAACACAGCAAAGGCTCACAGGTATCTCAGCAACTTAAATCCTGTTAAGAAAGAATATCCTTCAAAAGCCTAGTTGCATCTGTGTTTTGTATAGTGCTAAACAAAAGAGGTGGCTGTATATGAGAAGATATGGAAGTTTTTTAGCAACTAGGATAGATGCAGAATATAAAATAAAACAAAAATACGAAAATAAAAAAGAAAGAGATAAACAAATAACAAAGAAAAAGAATTATGGAGGTATAAACAATGAAAATGGTTGTGTTTTCAAGTGATGCTTATAAAGAAACATTTGAGCCTTTTCATATTCTTGTAGAAAAATATTATCCGAATCATCCAGAAATAATATATGTTACAGATACAATTAAAAATCCATGGTATAAAACAATAAGTAAAGATTATCCATTTGACAGATGGACACAAAAAGCAAGAGAGGCATTAGATGAAATAGACGATAATAAAATATTAGTAACAATGGATGATAACTTTATAAGAAAACCTGTTGATGAAGAAAGAATAAAATATGCAGAAGAAAACTTAAAAGGAAATATTGCAATGTTTAATTTTGAAAAGAATTATGATAGATTAGACCAACCTTGTCAATATAAAGGATTTAAAAAGAAAAACTTAAATGGAATAGCAGTAAATAGTATAAACTGTGGATTATGGCAAAAAGATAAACTTAAATCAGTATTGAATATAACTTGTAATCCTTGGGAAATAGAAAGACTATGTATAAGTTATGATTATGAATACTATATAAATTCAGAGGATTACATTATAGATTATGGATATATAACTTTCCATCCGTTTGGAATAACAAAAGGTAAATGGGCAAGAGAAGTAGTACCATTTTTTGAAAAAGAAGGAATAAAGATAGATTATTCTAAGAGAGGATTTTATGACTAAAATAGCTATAATATATAACAAAAATAAAGAGCACATAGAAAAGCTAATTGAATATGATCCAGTTATTTTATTTCAAAACTTAAATGATTTAAAAGAATTGGAAGGATATAATTTAACAAAAAGAAACATTAAATATGATACTAATTGTTATGATATAGCAATAAGCACAGATGATGAAAGTATAAGAAGAATAAAAGCAATAAAAAAAGTAGTAATAGGACAGCAAGGTAAAAATAAAAGGATAAATTATTTAAATAAATTTGATATAGAAAAAATATTAGAACCTAAAAAAAGAATAGATTATAAATTTAGTATAGTAATACCAAATTATAATAATGCAGAATGGATAGATAAGACAATAGAAAGTGTATTAAATCAAACATATCAAAATTGGGAAATGTTTATTATAGATGATATAAGTACAGACAATTCTATTGAAGTTATTAACAGATATCAAGATGAAAGAATAACGCTAATAGAAAATAAAATAAAATGGTATAATGGTGGATCTAGGAACTGGGGAATATTAAAATCAAAAGAAACAAACCCAGAAGGATATTTGCTCTTTATAGATTCAGATGATTGGTTAGCAGATAATAGAGTATTAGAAGATTTAAACAACTTTATAGAGGGCGAAGATTTAATAACATTAGATTATCAGCATTTTATGAATAATCAAATAAGTCCAGCAGGAAAATGTTTTTATCACAACAAAGATGAATTATTTATGACAATAGGATGTATTTGTGCTGTATGGTGTAAATGTTTTAAAGTAAGTGTAGCACCATTATTCGAATTTAATACACTAATGGAAGATAGAAATTATCATTATAGATTAATAAATAGAATAGATACATTTATACACTTTCCAAGAATAACACATACTTGGAATAAGATGAATATTAAAAGTGTAACAACAGAAAAAGACCAAATATATGATAGTGATATACAAGTCCCTTTGTCTTGGGATGCGTGTTCGTTTCGCCACATTGCTGGCATGACAGACCTTTTAAAAGAAATAAAGAACCCAATTTGGCAAGATTTTATCAAAAAAAGAATTGATACATGTAAACGATATATAAGAAATAATGAATTTTATCAGTATTAGGAGGAACTTATGAAAATAGCAATGGCTTGTAGCAGAAACTGGTATTTTTATCAAGCAACAAATTTATATGCTTTATTTAAACATAATAATATAGAAAAAGTTTATATGTTTATAGAAGATGATAATATTCCATATTTAAAAGATGATAGAATAGAATTTGTAAATGTAAACCAATTTGATTATATAAAAATAACAAGCCCAAATTATCAAACATTTTATACAAAACTTACATTTGCAAGATGTTATTTTAGTAAAGTATTAAAAGAAGATAAGATTTTATATTTAGATGCAGATACATTAGTTACAGATAATATAGAAGAGTTGTGGAATATAGATTTAAAAGATAATATATTAGCAGCAGTACACGAGCCGCGGAGAATGGAATAGACATTTAAATAGTTATGGACTAGATGATACATATATAAACACAGGTGTACTCATAATGGATTTAAAGAAATTAAGAGAAGAAAGATTAGATGATGCTATACTATGGTTACTTAATAATAGATATTTACAATTCCCAGATCAAGATTCAATAAATTTAGTATGTAGAAATAGAATAATATATTTGGATAAAACGTATAATTCAGCAGAAACAATAGGAATAATAGATAATGCTAAAATAATACACTATATAAGAGGTAATAAAGGTTGGATAAAACAAAGCCCAAGAAGTGATATATGGTTTAATTATCAAAAAGAAATGTTAGAAAGGGGAACAAGTATGGATAATTACAAAGTAAGAGCAATCATTAATTTTACTGATTATTTAGGAAAAGAAACAATACCAACAAATGAGCATTATGAAAGAGAAGCGGGAAAGAGTGAATGGTATTGCTCAAAAGAAAGATATGAATATTTAGCAAAACATAATGCAGTAGAAATAGTTGAAGTAGAAAAAATAGAATTGCCAAAAGTAGAAGAACCTAAAAAAGAAGAAAAGAAAGTAGTAAAGAAAACAACAACAAAAAAACAATAAAAAAGAAACAGGGGTAAATAATGAAGTATGATTATTTAATAGTAGGTGCAGGTCTATTTGGAGCAACAATAGCTAATTTAGCAAAAAAAGATGGTAAAAAAGTGTTAGTTATTGAAAAAAGAAACCATATAGCAGGGAATATATATACAGAAGAAATTAATAATATACAAGTACATAAATATGGAGCACATATATTTCGTACAAATAATAAGACAAGATGGAATTATTTAAACAAGTTTGGGGAGTTTAATAATTTTATAAATTCTCCAATAGCTATTTATAAAAAACAACTTTATAATTTACCATTTAATATGAATACTTTTAGCAAGATTTGGAAAGATGTTTTTACACCAGAAGATGCGTTAAGACATATAAAAAAAGAAAAACAAGAAATTAAGAAAAAACCCAAAAATCTTGAAGAACAAGCAATATCTCTTGTTGGTAGAACTATATATAAAAAATTAATAAAAGGTTATACAGAAAAACAATGGGGTAAAAAATGTAAAGATTTACCACCAGAAATTCTAAAAAGAATACCAGTTAGATTTACTTATAATAATAACTATTTTAATGATATATATCAAGGTATACCAAAAGAAGGATATACTAAACTTATAGGAAATATGCTAAAAGGAATAAAAGTAAAACTAAATTGTAATTATTTAGAAAACCAAGAAAAATATAATAAAATAGCTAATAAAATAATATATACAGGAGCAATAGATGAATACTATAATTATTGTTATGGCGAATTAGAATATAGAAGTTTAAAATTTGAAAATGAAATATTAGATATAGAAAATTATCAAGGAAATGCAGTTGTAAATTATACAGAATATAAAATACCATATACAAGAATAATAGAACATAAACATTTTAATAATAAAGATATAAAAGGAACTATTATAACAAAAGAATATCCACAACAATGGGATAAAGATAAAGAGCCATATTATCCAATAAATGATGAAAATAATAATAAATTATATAATAAATATAAAAAATTATCAAAAAAAGATGTTAAAGTAATATTTGGCGGTAGATTAGGTTTATATCAATATATAGATATGGACGAAACAATAGAAAAAGCTATGAAATTATATAATAAAATTAGGAGTGAATAATATGCCAGTAAGAAAAACAAAAAGTCGGTGGATATAAATATCGGTAGTACAGGTAAAGTATATTATGGCAAAGGTGCTAAAAAGAAAGCAACAAAGCAAGGACAAGCTATTGAAATAAATAAAAGAAAAAGGAAATAAGGTGGTGTTATGCCAAATATAGAAAACTTAAAATATAAAGAAGAAGAAAGACATAAACTAACTGAAGAAGAAGTGAAGAAGGGTGGCAGAAATTCAGTTAAAGCTAGAAAAGAACAAAAAATATTTAAAAAAGCTATAGCAGAAAGAATGGGATTTGATGACTTTAATGAAATGGTAGATAATTTAATAAAAAGAGCTAAAGGTAATGATAAGTCTTTTGAAATATTGAGGGATACAATGGGGCAAAAACCAGTTGAACAAATACAACAATTAGAGCCTCCAAAGATAGTGGATGATTTATAATGAATATAAGTAATGTAATAGCCAAGAGCTTTTATGAAGTACATAAAGATATAAAAGAAAATAAACATACACATTATTGGTTAAAAGGACGGCAGAGGTAGTACAAAATCATCATTTATTAGTATAGAAATAATATTAGGAATGATGAAAGATAAAGAAGCCAATGCAGTTGTATTAAGGAAAGTAGGAGATACATTAACTGATAGTGTGTACGCACAATTATTATGGGCGATAGAAATATTAGGTGTAAGTAATTATTGGATAGCAAAAGTAAGTCCGTTAAAGCTAGTATATAATGTAACAGGGCAAGAGATATTATTTAGAAGTAGTAATAACAAAGAAGATTATAAAAAAATAAAGTCAACAAAGTTTGTTAGAGGTTATTGTAAATATGTGTGGTTTGAAGAATTAGATGAGTTTTTTGGAATGGAAGAAATAAGAAGTATAAATCAGTCGCTATTAAGAGGTGGCGATATATTTTGTGTATTCTATTCTTATAACCCTCCAAAGTCAATAAATAATTGGGTAAATGCAGAAGTAATAAATGAAAGAAAAGACAGGTTAGTACATACGAGTTGTTATTTAGACGTACCAAAAGAATGGCTAGGAGAACAATTTTTAATTGAAGCAGAACATTTAAAAGAAACAAATGAATTAGCATATAGAAATGAATATTTAGGAGAACCAACAGGAACAGGTGGAGCAGTATTTACAAATATTACATTAAGACCGATAACAGATGAAGAAATATCACATTTTGATAATATATCAGATGGAATAGATTTTGGATATGCAATAGATCCAGCAACTTGGGGACAAAATCATTATGATAAAACTCGTAAGAAGTTATATATATTTAATGAAATATACGCAACAGGATTAAGTAATAGAGCATTATATGAAAAAATATTACAAAAGAAAATAGGACATTCAACAATAATAGCAGATAGTGCAGAGCCGAAGAGCATAGATGAATTAAACAGCTATGGACAAATAACAGTACTAGGAGCTAAAAAAGGAGCAGATAGTGTAGAATACGGAATAAAATGGTTACAAATGCTAGAAGAAATAATTATAGACAATATAAGATGTCCAAATACAGCAAGGGAATTTACATTATACGAATATGAAAAAGACAGAATGGGTAATTTTAAAAGTAAATATCCTGATATGGATAATCATACAATAGATATGGTACGATATAGCCGAGAAAATGATATGAGAGCTAATACATTACAAATAGGTTATGGAAGAATTTAAGGAGGAATTTATTATGTTACAAATGAACATTAATTATTTAGACGATGAAAAGAATGTATCAACAATAGTACAAAAAGCAAAAGAAATATTACAACATAGAGCAGAACTATATAATAGATATAGAAGGAAGACAGTAGCAGAGATAAAAGTACCATTAGAATATTATATAGCAAATATAGCAACAGGATATTTTGGAGGTAAAGCACCAAAATACACAGTAAAGCAAGAAAGAAACGAAAATAAAAAAGAAACAATATTAAGATTGTTTGAAAAAGAAGTAGGAAAGAATGCAAATGCAGACGAACTTAAAATGATAATTGATTATATTAATGATTATAACGATTTACCAGCTTTCTTTTATGAGTTAATATTTGATTATATGACTACAAATGCTTGTTATTGGATAACTTATGAAACAGTAGATAATGATATAGTGTTTGCAAGAGTACCTTCACTTCAAACAGTAGCAATATATGACTATTCAACACCAATACAAAAAATAGGTGGAATAAGAATATGGCAAGAAACAGATAAAGATGGATTTGAAGCGGATATGGTAGAAATAATAACAGCAAATAGTAAGAGATATTATAAGAACAGTAAAAAAGCACCAAAAGAATACAAAGAAGACATAGATGCAAGAGAAGATGTAAAATGGGATTTAGTACCATTTAATGCAGTAGAAAATCCAGACGAACTTTGTATATATGAACCAGTAATAACATTAATAGATGCTTACGAAACAGTAATTAAAAATAACAAACATTTATTTGAATATAATGACGATGCAAAATTAAAAATAACAGGATTTAAACCTAGTAATCCATTAATGATACAAGATGAAAGTGGAAAATGGGTAAAGAATCCTGAAAGAACAAAAGAAGATAATTTAATATTAGAAGCACCAACATTTTATACACCAGACAATAGTGGCGATATAAATTGGATAACAAAAGACATAAACGACACCGCTTCTGAAAATCACAAGAAAACATTAATCGAATTAATATTAATGATTAGTATGATACCTTCAGTAAGCGATATATCAACAAAGGAAAAAACAGCAACAGAAATAGAAAGGTCATTTTTCCCATTAGAGCAAGTATTAACAAGAGCAGATAAACTATTTAAAAAAGAATTACTATGTATGTGGGAAAACATAATAGCAAGAATAAACTTAAAGAAAGGTACAGAATACGATTTTAGAGAAATACAAATAGAGCTTGAACGTAATCTACCAACAGATAAAGACAGCATGGTAGATATGGCACTTAAGCTAAGAGAAGTATTATCAGATGAAACTGTATTAAATATGTTACCATTAGACATAGATGTTGAATCAGAGTTAGCTAAAAAAGAAGAAGAGGCAGATGTAAATTTTCAAGAAAATATGGAAAGAATAAAAAATCAGTCTAATAATTTACAAGAAGACAATAAAATAGTAGAGGAAGATGCAAATGTGGAAGCTACTGAATAAATTAGAAAGAAAGCTCTTAAAACAGTACACGACAATGGATTTAGAGGAAGAAATACAAAAGATTTATGATAGTTATAAGTTAGACACAAAAATCGCCTCTAAATTAAACGTCGAACGTTTTAAAGGGTATGTTAAAAAAAAGTATAAAATACTTAATGATTATGGCAAATTTTGGGCTAAAAAGCTATTAAATAAGACAAAAATACAAAATAATGAGATAGTAGAATTTTTATTATACATATTGTATAACGAAAAGGATAATGAACTTGACGAATATGAAAGTTTAATAGTAAAAGAATTAGTACAAGACACATACGAAACAGAAATAGAAGCGGTACGAAAAAGTATGCCAAAAGAAAAATGGGAAGGAATAAAACTTCCCAAACCTCCTCTTTATGTTTTGTATGGAATGAGTTTACTTGCTGTACCAAATGCAAATGGTTATATATGGAAAGACTATAAAGATGCAATGATTTTATACAATTCAAATGAAATGTATAGAAACTTATTAATAAATGGCGATAAAGGAATACGAGATTTACTAATTAAACAAAAAGGAAGATATTTAAAGAAAAAAGAAAATCCCAGTAAAGAGGATGCATACACAGGAGCATTAGAAGATGAGCTTGTATATGTAATAAATACAACAAAGTTAAGAGCTTATGAAGATACAGGAATAAAGAAAGTAAGATTTATAGCTGTACTTGATAAAGTCACAACTCTTATGTGTGAGAGTTTAGACCAGCAAGAATTTTATATAGACAAGTTAAATGTATATGACAGATATAGTGCAATGGATAAAAGAAACGTTGTATATAGAACACAAGGATTAAAAGTAGGCGAAAATCTGCCTCCAATTGTGAATAATTATCATCATTGCAGGAGTACAATAGCATTTATGATATAGGAGTAGATATGAAAAATAAAATAGATATACTAGGAACAAAATACTTGTTAAAATATTCAAGTTATAAAGAAGATAAAAAATTAGAAAATTTAGATGGATATACTGACTATTATATGAAAAAAATTGTTATTGAAAGTGACTTTAAAGATAGATTATTTGATAAAACTAAAATAATAAATTATCAAAATAAAGTATTAAGACATGAGATTATACATGCTTTTTTGAATGAAAGTGGATTAGAATGTAACAGTTTAAAAACACATAATTGGGCAGAAAATGAAGAAATGGTAGATTGGTTTGCAATACAAAGTCCTAAAATCTTTAAATTATACAAAGAATTAAATATTTTATAGGAGGTACAAATGGAAAAAGCTGATTTATATAAAATAATAATGAGTGAATTTAGATGTAGCAATTGCAACAAACAAATATTTAAAGGCAAGTTAAGAAGTGATTATCATATAGAAGCATTTTGCCCACGTTGCAAAGTAATAACTGTTTTTGAAAGAAGTAGTATTGCAAAGAAAGTAAAAGTATGATAAAATAATAGTAGAGTATCAAAGAATACCAAAATTTAGTCAAATGGCTTTATTTTGGTATTTTTTTATATTAATTCAGCTTTATTTTATATAAGGTATTATTAAGAGTGCCTTACAGAGCACCAGAGTTAGATTTACAATCTAATTTTGGTGTTTTTTTATTTGGTTATCGCTCCGTAAAAGCGAAATGTTTGCCGTAAGAGGCGTAAAATCGGAGGTATTTATATGGAAGAACAAGAAGTTTCAAAAACTGTGGAAACTGTGGACAACGCCACAGAAAAAAAAGAAGTAAAGGCAGAAAAAACTTTTACAAGAGATGAAGTTAACAAAATGATTTCAGCAGAAAAAGACAAAATAAGAAAGGAGTTAGAAGCAGAGAAAACAGAAGCGGAACGACTTGCAAAGCTATCAAGTGAAGAAAGACTAAAGGAAGAAATGAATAGTTATAAAACAAGAGCAGAAAAGTCAGAAGCTATGCTTAACGCATATCAATTAAAAGACCAGACTGTAAAAGACAATTCAGACATTCCAGTAGACTTAATAAACTTGATAGATTTTGGCAAATATAATACAGCAGAATTAGTAAAAGAACAGTTAGAAGTAATCAAAAATGTTTACAAAAAGGCTGTTGAAAGTGGTGTAAATGAAAGTTTAAAAGAAAAAACACCAGTAACAAAGCTATCAGATACAGTAGCTAAAAAGAAAAATGTATCAAGATATAGTATTTAAAGGAGTGATTTTATTATGGCAAGACAACCAGCATTAAACATAGCAGATTATACAGACCAAGCAACAATGGATAATCTAGCAGAAGTATTAGATGGAGTAATTGAGAATATTCAAGTAAGTGCAGTATCAGAAGCACTTAAAAACAAAAATGGAAGTGGAGATCCAGAAGGAGGTTCTGTTGAATACAAAAGATTTGTAAACGCAGAACTAAAAGCAAAAGGAACAGCAAGAACAGCAACACATGGAGATAAAGTAATAGCTAAACCTATTATAGTAAACCTAAACGATGACAAAGAAATAGTAGAAGAATTACAAATAAAAGATGTTAAATTATACGGAATTGATGGAATGGCAGCTAAGAGAAAAGATAATTTTGCAAAAAGAGTAGTAGCATACTTAGATAGAAAATTCTTTACAGAAGCAGTAAATGCAGGAACACAATTTACAAGAGGAGTATTAACAGATCCTAAAGACATTGTTGATGCAATGATAGTAGCAGCTAAAGGAACATCATCAGATTTTATCGATGGAATAGATGCAGAAGATTTAGCACTAGTAGTTGATGGAGAATACAGAAAAGCATTAAAGAACGAATTAGATGAACTTCCAAACGGAACAACACCAGGAAATGGAGTAATTGGTAGATATGATACATTAGATGTATACGAATCTAACAGATTACCAGCTAATGTAAAAGCAGTAGTTATGCTTAAAGGAGCAATAGCTCAACCAAGATTAATTTCTGACTATCAAGCAGAAAAAGTACCATTTGATGATGCAATAGCATTAGAAACATTCTTATATACAGGAGTTAAAGCTTTAGTACCAGAAGCAATAATTTATGATGCTTCAGGAACAGTAAGTTTATAGTAAAAGGAGGCAACAGTTATGTTAGAGGAGATTATTGAAGATTTAGGCGATAATTACAATGATGCAGATGAAGATATATTAGAAAGCATTATTGAAAGAGTAACAACTGTTGCTCAAACTTTATCTAATAACGAAAGTGAAGAATTAAATCCATATATAAAAACTTGTGTAAAATCAGAATATCTTTCACGAGGTGGCGAAGGGTTAAGCTCTTTAAGTGAAAGTGGTAAAAATTCAAGTTTTATTGATAATATTGAAAAAATGAGAAACGATATTATAAAGGCTGGATTAAGAAGATGCTATTAAGGTATTTAGAACGTGCAACATTAAAAAAGTCCACCAAAACTAAACAACCAAATGGCACATATCTTGAAACATTAGTAGTTCAAGATATATACAATGTACAAACACAAGAATTAACAGATGAAATTTCAGCAAGTATATATGGAGCAAATGTATACAAAATGATAAGAATTAAATCAATAAAACATAAACTAGAAGATTATTTATATACAAAAGTAAATAATAAATTAGATAACGTAAGCAATTACTATGTTATGATTAATGATAGAACATACAAGATAGTTGCAGTAAATGTAAAGGGTATTGATTTGGAGTTGATGTAAATGAAAGCAATAGCACAATTATCAAGTGATTTAGGTAAATTTACTAAAAGACTTCAACAAGAATTAATACAAGCACAAAGAGATACAGCTTTAAAAATGCAACAAGATGCAAAAGCTTACTCTCCAAAACCAGAAGGAGAATATGCAAGTACTATTAAGGTAAGTAATACAGAATTAGAGGAGCAAACTATTAAGACTTCTATATATACAGATATGAAAAGCGAAGATGGACATTTTATAGGAAGAATGATTGAAAATGGAACAGGTATATATGCTTTAGAGCCACATATAGGTAAAACAAAGACATTTTTTGCTAGTGATTATCGATATTGGTATGTACCGACAAGCAAAGTTAAAAGACCATTAGGTCAAACTATAACGATAAATGGTAGCGACTATTATGTGGCAAAAGCACAAAAACCAAAGCCACATTTTAAACCAGCTTTATATAACAATATTCAAACATATAAAGAGAATATTAAAGAAGCGGTTAGGAGGGCAAAATGAGAGAAACAATACAAAGTAAGTTAGAAGAATTAACAAGTGTTCAGAGTGGTAAAACATTTCCAGATGACATTATAGTAGAAAATACCACCTATTTTGGATATGACCTTAATACAAATTTTGTAAATAGAGATTTTGAAAAGAATACAACATATAGAGTAAATATCATAGGCTATGTGGCAAGGAAAGTAAGTATAAGCGAAAATACACAAGAAATAGTAGACATAGCAGTTCAAGATATAGTAGAGAAATTAAAAGAATTAAACTTTAAATGTAACTATCAAGACATATCATTAACAGATGATGTAATTAAAGTGCAAATAACAGGTTATACAGAGTATAACGAAATAAACAATAAATTTATAGTGTAAAGGAGGATAAATAATGGCAAGAGATGGAGCAGTTTATTCAGCTTTTAATGGCTCTAAACTAGAATATTCAACAACAGAAATTGGAAGTTATACACAAATATATGGACTTAAAACAATTCCAGATATTGGTGGAACTCCTAACCAAATAGATACAACTGATTTAGACAACACAGAATTTGAAACAGCAATAAATGGATTAAAACCAGCTCAACAATATGAATTTGAGTTTAATTGCGAGCAGCCATCAGCAGAAGCTAATATTAAATTAGTAAGTGATTTGGAAGATGCAGGAACAAAAGTATATTGGAAATTAACATTAGCAAATGGAATAGTAGTATCATTCCAAAGCGATGTAAGAACAACAATAAACGGAGGAAGTAGTGGAGATCTAATTGGATTTACAATGATACTTGCACCAATAAGCGAGCCAGTTGTAACAATTAGCACAACAAGTTTATAAAAATAGTATCAGATTAACTTTGATTAACAGAATACCACTTTATGCAAGTGGAACAAAGAGGCAGGAAGAAACACTTGCCTCTAAAATTTTATATAGGGGAAAACCCAGAAAGAGGTAATATTTATGAAAAATTATGTATTAAACTACAAAGATAGTGAAGGAAATGAAAAAGAGGTAGCATTAAGATTAACAAGTTTAGATTGTGAAAACATAGAAAAGCAGTTCAACTGTTCTTTGCTTGATTATGTTCAACAAGGAAGTATAACATCAATAGTAAACTTATTATATTATATGAGAAAAGGAGCAGGAGAAAGCTATACAAAGAATATGGCTTATGGATTTTATGATGAATTAGTAGATAGTGGATATACTATGATGGACATATTAGACAAAGTAATATGGGAAGGATTAGTAGTATCTGGCATAATGAGTAAAGAAGATTTGAATAACATAAGAGCAGAAAGAGAAAAAGTTGAAAATATGACAGAAGAAGAAAAAATTGAATTGGTAGAAAAAAGAAAAAACGCACGCAAGTAGAGGATTTTACAACAACAAAAGTAGTAGAATACCTCTACGATGAACTATTAAAATATGATTTAACTTACGAGCAAATGTATGAAATGACAATATATGAATTAAGAAAGACATTAGAACAAAGAGCAGAAGGATTAAGCTATAAATTATGGAAATTAGGAAATCTGTGTCAAATGATGGAGAAATATCCAGAAAAACCAGAAGTAGCAAATCCAGAACTAGTAATTAAACAAAAGAAAACTTACGCAATGCCTGATTTCTTAAAAGAAAAATGGGCAAAGCAGAAAGGATATAAAATAAGTGGATAACGAAAAGTACGGAATTGAGTTAGAATTAATTACAAATAAATTTAAACAGAAAATACAAGAAGTAAAAAATGCTTTTAAAGGTATAGAAAAACCAAAAGTAGAAAAAATAATAGACACCAAGACTAGTGCTGCACAGATTGCATATATTAAAAATGAAATATTAGAACTTAGTAATTTGTTAGCAGAAAATAATAAAAGACCATTTTTAAATGAAAGTGAAGTTTTAAAATATAGAGCACAAATAGAAAAATTATTTGTACAATATAATAAATTAAATGGAAAACAAAATGAAATATCAGCTACATCTTCAAAAATGAATACAAACATAACTAAAGGTTTAGATAAAATGACATCTAAAATAAAACGTTTTGGACTTTCGTTATTAAGTATTCGTTCTATTTATGCGTTAGTAAGTAGAGCAAGTTCAGCATATTTAAGTCAAGACACAGAATTAGCAAATAGATTACAAAGTGCTTGGGTAGGGTTAGGAGCAATACTTGCACCTATAATTAATTTTATAACTACTTTAATACTTAAATTAGTAAGTGTAATAAATGGATTTATAAAAGCATTAACAGGAGTAGATTTAATTGCTAAAGCAAGTGCTAAATCAATGAAAGGTACTGCAGGAAGTGCTAACGCATTAAAGAAGTCACTTGCAGGATTTGATGAATTAACTAATTTAGATAGTGATGCAGGTGGCGGAGCTGGTATAGGAGGATTTGGAGATGCCTTTGCAACAATAGATGAAGATTGGGCTAAAATGATGGACGGTATGTATGAAAGTATAGATAAATTTAAGACTAATTTTATTAAAGCAAATATTGATATGATTGAAAAAAATAAAGAAGTGTTAAGAAAAGCTGGATATTCACAACTTTTTGTTAATGCTTATGAACTAGCTGCTCTTGGAGCATTAGAAGTATTAGCAGGATTTATAGATAGTTTTAAAGGAATAATAATGATAATAGATGGTATTTTATCAGGCGATAAAGATAAAATTAACAAAGGATTTAAGCTATTAGTAAAAGGATTAAAAGAAATTATAACAGGATTGAAAGATTGGATCGTTGGAATATTAGGAATGATAATAGCTGGAATAATACAAGGTGTTATAAATTTACAAAAAAAATCTCACGAATTACTTATGAATGGTATAAATTGGATTTATAATAATATAATATTACCAATAGAAAACTGGGTAGAAGATAAGATAAGAAAACCAATAAGAGAAAAAATATCAGATGCTATAAATTTTGTTAAAGAACAATTCAATGGCTGGAAAGCAAATGTAAGTACTTTTATTGATTTTGTAATAGGACAATTTAATGGCTGGAAATCTAATATTGTTACTTTTGCAAATGCAATAGGAAATGTATTTAGTAATTTGTGGAAAAATATATTGAGAAGTTTTTCAACTTCTTGGAATAAAATTGCTAATGCAGTAAATAAAGTTGGTGGAACAATAGGAATAAATTTACCAACAATAAATAGTTATGCAGTAGGAACAAATTATGTGCCAGAAGATCAATTAGCATTTATACATAAAGGGGAAGCAGTAGTACCAGCAAAATATAATACAGGCTCATATCAACCAGTAAATAACGAACAAACAAATGCTTTATTAGAACAAGTAATTAATGCTATAAACAATATAGAAATAAATCCATATACAACAGTAAAAGACGTAGGAAAAGCAAGTCTTTTATATATTAATAATAAATCAAGACAATTAGGCGAAAGTGTGGTGGTATAAAATGTTATGGGAAGCAAAAGCAAACGTAAGCGATGATTATACAACAATGAAAACACCTTCGAGTTATAAAATAGATGGCGAAGATTTAGATAAAAATTCATATAGAAGTATAACAACAGGAGATATAAATAGACCAGTAATATTAGGCAAGAAATGGCAAAAAATAGCCTTTGGATTTAATTATTTAACAGAAACAGAAGCAGAAACAATACTTTCTATGATTAATAATTATCCATTATATTTAAGACTTAAAAGTCCTATATTTGGAACTTCTGGTGTTATAGAACTACAAGGCTATGTAAGTAAATTTTCAATAGAAATGGAACGTAATAAAACAACAGGAGCAACTTGGGGAAATTTATCATTTAACTTCGTACAAGGAAAGAAGGTGTCTAGTCAATGAGTTTACAAGTATATTTTGACGACACCTTAATAGATGAACAATACTATACAGGACTTACCAATAGTTATGAACTATTTAATGAAAGTTTTAAACTAGGGACAACCGCTTCTAATCAGTATAAATTAAGCATTGCAAAAGATGGAGTAAGTAGTCAACCTTCTTCTATAACATTAAAAGATGGTGGAACAACATTTGCAGAGTTAGAAATAGATAACATAGAAGAAAAAGATTATGAATATGTATATACGTTAACAGATAAAATGGTAGATTTAGAGTTTTATTATGATGCTTCTCAAATCTTCCAAAATGGCTCTACAACGCTTTTATTAATAGCACAGGATATCTGTACTAAAGTAGGATTAACACTCGGTACAAACGATTTTAGAGGCTATAACAAATCAATTAATTGGTATGACAATACAAGAACAGCAAGAGATTATATAGGATATATAGCAGAATTAAATGGTGGTTTTGCAAGAATAGAAAATGGAGTTTTATATTTTAGAAAACAAAATACCTCTTCTGCAAAGACTATAAGTATAGATGATTGTGAAAACTTTAATATTGGCGAGTATCATAAAATAACAAGAGTTGTATACGAGTTAGGAGCTATTAAATATGAATTTGGAGATGAAACAGGAAATACTCTTTATTTAAATAGTGAGAATGTATATATAACGGAAGAAAGCGAAGTACAAGCTATATACAATGAAATAAAAAATATGGAATTTTATAGCTTTTCAACAAATAATTGTCCAATAGATTACGCAGTAAAAACAGGAGATATTATAACATTTACAGATGGCGAAAATAATTATCCAACAATAGCACAGTATGATTTAGAATACTTTGGAGGCTGGATAGGTGGATATAATTTAGATATAAACACAGAAAGACAAGAAGAAACAAAAATAATAGGCGATAAAGATAAAATAAAAAACATACAAATAACAGTAGATAGACAAAATAATACAATAACACAAGTAGTATCAGAAGTAGACGAGCAAAACACAAAAATAGCACAAACACAGCAAACAGTAAACGAATTAAATTCTAAAATACAAGATATAGCAGATATAACAACACAAGCAGAAACAATATACGCAACTTTAGATTTTGATAATATTAATGAAAGTGAACCAATAGAAGTAAAAATACACCCTACAACAACTAATATAAGTTATTTATATCCAAGAAGTAATTTATATCCTAGTGATACTTTATATATGCCAAACAGGATATTAAGATTTACAAATACAGAAACAGAAGAAATATTTAATTATGAATTACCAGATGACTTATTAATAAATCCAAATACAGGAACTTACGATGAGTTTTATTTAGGATATGATGAGCAAATATGTCAAGTAACAAAAAGATGTGAATATAACGCAGATGGAAGCGTATCAGATTTATCAAGTGAAGTAACAACACAATATACTTATCCTATAATTAATTTAACAGATGGAGATTATACAGTAGAACTTTTAGGGTATAACAACGGATATTTAGCTGTAAGATTAATGGTACAAAACATTTATACAACACAATTTGCAACTAAAGCAGAATTAAGCAGTGAAATTAGTCAAACAGTAGAACAAATACAGACAACAGTATCAGCAACTTATGAAACAAAGCAAAATGCACAAACTAATTATTCTCAATTAACGCAAACAGCAGATAATATAAGTTCTGTTGTAAGTACAAAGGTAGGTAATAATGAAATTATTTCAAAGATTAACCAATCTGCTGAAGCGGTATCTATAAGTGCAAACAAAATAAATTTAAACGGAGCAGTAACAGCAAATCAATATTTTAAAATAAATACTAATGGTTCTATTGAAGCAATATCTGGAAAAATAGGCGGATTTACAATAGATAATTATAATTTATATGGTGGAACTGGATCTTCACAAGTAGGTATGTGTTCTACATCAGGTCAAAATTATGCTTTTTGGGCTGGAAGTTCAACTAGTAGTGAAGCACCTTTTAGAGTTAGTCATGCAGGCGAATTGCGTTGTACTAATGCAAATATTAGTGGAACAATAAATGCAACTTCTGGAACTTTTCAAAATTGTACTATAACTAACAGTTGTAGTGTACCAGCTTCAACAGTAACAGGAACATTATCAGAAAATACAATCCCTAATTTGAGTGCTTCTAAGATAACTTCAGGAACTATGAGTGGAAACAGAATAAGCGGTGGTTCAATAGATTGTGGAGCATTATCTGCTAGTGAGGTCTCAGCCCAAACTGTTTTTGGAAGTGCTTCTGTAGGCGTAGGAAATTATGGAAGATATTATGTAGGTAATTATGAAGGTCAAAGTACTACATTACAAATAGGTACTAGGACATTAACCTTTAGGGGTGGAATATTAACAAATGTAGTTTAAAGGAGAATAATATGGACGAAATTATATTAAGTGAAAGAAAAGCAAGAGAGGACATAGTAAAAATAATAAATGAGAGTGGTCTACCAGCTTTTATCTTAAAACCTATATTTAAAGAAATATTAGAACAAGTAAATATAATGGTAGAAGAACAATATAATCAAGCAGTTTTAAATAAAGAAAATGAGAAAGGAGAAAACAATGAGTAAAATTAATTTTCAAGATCTACCAAACACAACAACACCTCTTAACGCAACAAACTTAAATGAAATACAAAAACCTGATGTAATAACTGTAACATTAAGTGCAAATCAATCTAATAATAGTGAAGAAAGCACAGTTGTTTTTAATACAACTGAATATTCATTAGGAAATATATTTACACTACAACAAGATGGAGGTATTAAATGTAATGTGGCTTGTAGTATAGAAATAAATGCAACAATAAGATTTGGATATTCTGGGGCTTCTACAAAAGAAATGATTATTTATAAAAATTCAACTAACATAAGAAATACAAGTCAACAAAATATGACAGCAAATACTCAAACTATTTCTGGTTTTTATACAAGTGTAAATGCTAATGATGTTATATACTTAAAAGGTAAATCAGGAGGAGGAGAAATAAGTTCTTTTATAATGACAGGAACTCATTTATCACTTAAAAGAATAAATTAAGTATAATTAAATATTGCAAAAAATGGCAAAATATGGTATAATATAAGTATAGGGAGATAAATAAAATGACTATTGAAATAGGAATAATAATAAGTTTAATAGGTTGTTTAATAGGCGTTGTCAGTTTTATAATAGGTCAAAAGAAATCGTCTAAAGATGATGGCTTAGAATTAGGAACATTTATGGGCGAGATAAAGACTGAAATTGCTAATATTAAAGATATGATTACGGAATTAAAAAATGATCATAAAGAAGTTGATGATAAAATAAAAGATGCTATTAACGACCATGTACAAGCTTATCACAAATGAAAGAGGTGGTAGTTATGAAAAAGGTTGAAGAAAATTATATTCCAAATGACGAACCATTATTGAAAGTAGAAAAGAAGTTAGATAAAGTACAAGAGAAATTTGAAGAAAATACTCTTGCGTTAGAGATGTTAAGAGAACTAAAATCTCAAAGCAAAAGAAAAGATGCTATAATAATTATATTAATAGGCGTAATATTAGCAATGATTATAGGGTTTTTCGTATATGAGGGACAATTTGAAACAATAACTGAAGAAACAACAGTAGATAGTGGCGATAACGGAATAGCAACATATTTAGAAAATAGTAATACGGGGGATATAAATTATGGCGAAAATAACTAAAAAAAGAACAATAAGGAGAAAAGCAAATGCAAGAAACTCCAAAAAAAGAAAAAATTAAATTTGATTTTGTAAAATCAGAATTAGATTATATATTAGAAAATGCAAATTTTACAGAAGAACAAGAACGAATATTTAAAAGACTTACTGATAAAAGAGGTAGACAAAGTATAGTGCAAATAAGTATGGAAGAAAATATATCAACAGCAACAGTAAGTAGAATAGTAAAAAGTATAAAGAAAAAAATATTGAAATTATTATGATAAAAACGCAATAAGAAGTCGATAAATAAATCGGCTTCTTTTTTTGTACAATAAAATTAAAGAAAGGAGATGTCGAGAAATGAAAAAAGGTCGCCTTACGCATAACGCAAGAAGGCACGCTCGGGACATCTCTTTTTCTTTGTCATTAAATTAAAAACGGCTTAGAATTAATTTTAAAAAGAATTAAGGGGGGATTAAAATGGCTTATCCAATGTATAACAATCAATATTACATAAATGAATTACAAGCGATGAAAGATAGAATAGATACACAAATAAGACAACATCAAAATCAAACACAGTATCAACAGCCTTTACAACAACCAATTACGCAAAATTTTCAGTTAGCACCCAATCCAACAAATAACGAATTGGAAAGCAAGTATGCAGAAAACATAGAAGAAGTAAAAAACACTTTTGTAATGAAAACAGGAATATTTATAAATAAAGATTTTACTAGTTTATGGGTAAAAGATGTTACAGGTAAAATTCGTACATTTAGAACAGAAGAAGTAATAGAAATGGATGAAAAAGATAAAGAAATATATGAATTGAAAAAACAAATACAAGAAATGAAAGGAATGATTTTAAATGAATCCGAATATTCTAATACAATCGCTGATGAACCAGATGGAAACAAGATTACCAAAAGGGTTTCAACAAATAAAAAGAGCAATGCAAAATAATGAAAATCCTAACTCTATATTAAAACAATTAATGGGAAATTATACACCAGAACAAAAACAGGCTTTATTTAAACAATGTAAAAATTTCGGCGTGCCCGATAATATACTTTCTCAAATACAAAATATGAAGTAGGTAATAATTTAATTAATTATTATAAATATTTTTAAAGAAAGGAGGACACACTATGAATGAAAACATGAGTCCTGCGGACGTAGCTGCCGTAGTAGGCAATACAGACAGAAATGTTGGCTATGCTTATCCAGTATTCCCTTATGGAGGAGGATATGGAAACAGTGGATTTGGTAATGGTTCAGACTGGCTATGGGTAATTTTATTATTAGCTTTATTTGGCGGATTTAATGGTAGTGGAAACGGATTTGGTGGTGGTTTTAATAATGACTATGCTTGGCTATCAAATGGTCAAAAAGAAATTATGCAAAACACAAATCAAGGATTTGATACATTACATTTAAGCAACCAAATAGAAGGTGTAAGAGATGGTATTTATGGACTATCTAACCAACTATGTAATTGCTGTGCAGATATGAATAGTACAGTATTAAATGGTTTCTATAATGCAGAAATAGCAGCAAATAACAGACAAATGGCTGATATGAACCAAAACTTTGCATTAAGTACACAATTAGCAACAGCAAGTGCTGACAACAGATTAGGAGTACAAGATTTAAAATCAACTGTTATAAGTGAAAACTGCTCTGACAGAGAAGTTTTAAGACAAATCGGACAAGATATTTTAGTAAATCAAACTGCAAACACTCAAAAAATAATCGATGAAATATTCAGAGATAGATTAGATGAGAAAGACAGTAAAATAGCTGATTTACAAAGAGAATTACAGATGGCAGATTTAAGAGCTAGTCAAATTGCACAAACACAAGCAATTACTTCAAATATCTATAACGAGCTAAAAAATTGTCCAGTACGGAACAGTGCCAGTATATGGTAATCAACCAATATTTACTTGTCCAAACAATGGTGGATGCGGATGCGGAAACACATTTGGAAGTACAATAGTTTAATAGCAAACAGTCTATAAGACACACTCGATTACGAGAACTTGCTAATAATTAGAGAATAAGCAAGTCTTATTCTCTTTAATTTTATATAGAAGGAGGAAAAAATATGAATGGAGTTATTCAAGCAGTACAAGAACCAGAAATTACATTGACATCAAATACGGCTTCTGTACCATTTGCTGTAACAGATTTAAGAACAAGGAGTGCAATGAATTGCTGTGGTTTTATAAATCATAATGAAGGAAGTGCATTATTTAGTATTTTAGATGGTGGAGTTTATGAAGTAACGTTTAATGGGAATATAACTTCAAATACAGCAGGACAAGTTGCAGTAGGTCTTTTTGCTGATGGTGTTTTAGTACCTGGAACAGAAATGGATGCAGCAATAGCAACAGCAGGAGAATTTGAAAATATTAGTTTTGATAAAAAAATAAAAGTATGTTGCAAAGGTACAGTAAATTTAGCAATCACTTCTTTACCTACAATAGTGTATAGTGGAGGAGCAGAACCAGTTGTAACAGATACACAAATACCAATTTTGAAAAATGCCGAAATATCAATAACTAGATTAAGTGGAAATTAATATGAATAATTTTGAAAATAATTTAGAAAAAATATCAAATATTCTTCAAATATTAAGTTTTCAAATATTGGTAGAAGATTTTAATAATACAGATTTAATGAAATATTTAGAACACCAAGACAATTTGTTAGATAAAATAATTAAACAAAATGAGGAAATAATAAAAACTCTGAAAGGAGGATAAAATGGATATAGAAGATTATATCGAGAAAATAGTTTATAATGGTAAACAAGAAGATATGGAAAGGTTATCTGAAATATTAGATGATTTAATGGAAACAGTAAAACAATATGATGAAAA